GAGAGGGGACGCAAACAATGAAATTACTAGCGCAACTTGAAAGCGAAGTAAAGCACGACTTTAAAACTGGAGGTCCTCTCGTTTGGGAACCAGCGACAGAGCGTCCTAAGCAGGCCGATCTGGTATACGTTGAGGGGAAGATTTTCAACTACAAAACGGATAAACACGGCGACATACCTATCGAAAGTATGCTCGTAGTAACGGCCGAAGAAAGGAAGCGCCGAGTTAACGAAGTTTTAACAAACGAGCCCGGCGCCGATCTTAACCGACTATCCGACGTTCTGCTTTACGATAAGTTATATAATCCGAGTAAAACGAAGATGCGCGACGAAGAATATCCGATCTTGAGCGAGTACCAGTTTGATAGGCGCGATAGTGCTGAGTCCTCTGTCGGAGACGATATCGAAAATAGTCCGGCTGATGGGCGCAAACACACGAGACCGACGAGAAGGCAACGGACTGATTACGAAAATAAACTCGTAGATAAGAAGGCTAAGATACGCAATAAAGAGCGTAAGCAGCGGTATAAAGAGTTTACGAAAGTGCAGCCGGTGATAATTCGAAAAATGAGTAATTAGGCCTACAGTATTTTTCGAGTTAGTACGGTCTATAGAGTGAGGGTAAAAAGGACTTTAGACTACTTCCATTTTTATCGGTTTTGCGCCCTATTATATGAGATGGTATTTTCGTAAAACCGTATATTTTATGCCGTTAGTTGTCTATATGTATTGAAAGGATTATTTTTAACAGGCGCTTCGGCGCCTTTGACACATATAACGTACTAAGGATGTGATGAAATGAAGCATGATTCTAAGGAGAAGTTAGAAAGAAAAATCAATCGTATTAAACTTAAAATTGATTCTTTGAAGAAAGAACATGGCGATACACCAAGCCTTACTCATACTTATCATGGTGGATGGTCTTTAGGATATTGGGAAGGTAGGGTATCTGTACTTGAAGAGTTATTAGATGAAGTAGAATAGTCGCAATACGAACAAATAACGAACTTATTAACGCTCGCTTCGGCGGGCTATTTTAATTAAGGAGATGATTTTAATGGAGAAAAAATTAACGGAAATATTAGACGTCACAGCGGATTTGTTTAAGATCGCGAAAAGGACTAAGAAAAAGCACGGTCAATGGTCGTGTGTACCGCTGGCTGTTCGAGCATTAGAGGACGCAGCCATAGAAAATATGTGCGGAACGGCTAACGTTAATTGCGACGAATATATTGAGGCTTTTTATAAAGGAATAATCACTATCGATGACTTACTGCAGAACCTAGCATATCCGCTTAAAAAGGACGCTGAGGAGGGCTTCTATAATGAGTAATGCTATCCAAACGTACTATGATCCCGAAACTGGTAAAACGATTGTCTATGGAGATGTCGAAGAAGTTTCCGTTATGACTCGTGCTGACCTAGACGCTTGGCGTGAATCAAAAGCGCGCAAGGAAGCGATGAAGCTCGACCAACGCCATTACGTAAATTGCTACCATAGTCCAATCGTAGAACTTAACGAAATCCTGGCGGTCAATGAACTCGGAACTATTGCGAAGTTACTTCCGTATGTCAAGATGAGCAGTGGCGGAAAGCTCTTTTACGAAGGCACGCGCATGGGCATCGCAGAGGTACGAAAGGCTATCGGAAAGGGACAACGTCAGGCTACTACGCTAGTCACCGCGCTAGTGGATAGCGGAGTTATGTTCGCTGAATATGAAGGCAAGCGTCTTGTTTACGGTGTAAGCGAGCGTTACCACACAATAGGGCACACGCTAGTAAACCAGTATTATACGAAAATATATCAAACGAAGCTACGCACGGACTTGAAAGACGTATCGATACAGGCGGCCGGCGTTCTTTATAAGGCGTTGCCGTACTTCCACTTTTCGCGGTACTACCTTTGCCATAATCCGAATACCAGCGCGGACAAAGAGGAAATACTCCACTTAACACAGCGCAAGTTTGCCGAGATGGTCAACGTAGATAGGAAGGTCGTCGATCGTGCGCTTAAGGAATTATCGCAGCATGGGTTCGTTATGATATCGAAGGCTTACGGGGCGACTGTCATTATGGTCAATCCTGACGTCATGTTCCGACAAAAGATGGCGGATGAGTATACGGACTTTGTGCGAAATCAATTCACTCAGGCGAAGGTGAGCGCAGAGCAGAACGGTGAGGACGTGGATATCGCAGACCTTCCGTTTTAGGAGTGGGTCAAATATTGCATAACAGACGGAAAAATGGGTCAAATATTGCATAGGTGAAAAACGTAGAAAACACGAGGAAAACGGCGATATATCAAGGTTTTTAACGATATTTCGCCTTTTTTCGTGGGAATGTCCTCTTCTCTTATATACTCCGCATATTAATAATTAAGTGCCTGCGCCTTCATTCCTAAAGAACAGTCATTCGGCGCCACGACGTTTTATTATTGCTTACGCTTTTACAAGACCACCGATAACAGAGATTAAGAGATAGTAGGACGGCACGCTCTTGGCCGGACTACAAGGTTTTGAAGTCGCAAGACTTCTCGCTTATCACTGCGTAACTATTCCGGACATACAACGTATCTATCCATACTTTACGCCATTATGCGCCCTTATATATGAAAGGTAATATCACGTAATTAGTATTACGCAAGGTATTCCGTACATATTATCGAATAACTATGCGGTCAATACGATCGCCTAACCGGAACAATACCGGAGGATATATCGAAAGGCAGCCGTACATTATACCGCCAGTATTACGCACATACATACGCCCACTACTTATATAGAAGAAACTCGGTGTACTTCGTAATCATGCCGGTGATATGCGGTAAGGGAAAGGCGTGGCACATGCGCCTACCATTCCGATAATGACTACGACAGGCAACGCCGATAGATAGCGTCAGCATCAACACAACCAACCTGGCGGAGAAGCCCTCGTCAAACTCACGGGGCTAACGCCCGTTATACATTCGCTATGCATATCCGTACATATACGCCGAGCTATTCGTATGCAGTGATACGGGGAAATAGTCGGAGGGTATGGCGGTATGAACGCTGGTATATAGCGGATGTATAGAACGCTGCATGATCGTGTTATCTACGTAACGATAGAACGTTGATATAACAGCGTTTGTTATCGAGATGATTACGTCAAATCGTTATTTTACGTAATTATGTATGAATACTTATACAACGTTATACAAAACGAATATTCAAAAGAATGAATAAAAATACAATGTCGAAAAAAGTCGAAAACCCCCAAGCCAGTACAAAAAAAGAAAAAACTTAGACGTTTCTAATTTGCGCATAATTTTTCTAACTCGGGGACGTCGCTCTTGCGCTTATTCTCAGGCGGTCGCGTGCGAAAGAGGTCGCTAACATGCGGACAATCACCGTTTCTCAGTCGCGAATGATTAACGGTTAAGGCTCGTAGTGTCCGGTTCGATTCCGGACGCCTGAGAATGAACGTAACGCCTACCGAATGCCTAACGGTGGGCTTTTCGGCTTACATAACGAATTCAAACGAAAGGAGGGCGCAATCATGGCGAATATAAATGGCGAATGGCTAGACCGAGCGCAGCGAGGAGAACGCATCGAACTCTTAACCGAACGAGTCACGAAGCTGGCAGCCGTCATCAAGGCCGGCAAAGCTACCGATTATCATATCGATACTTTTCGCAAAGACAAGGCGGAGCTGGCGAAGTTAAAACGTGTCCATCGCGCCGAAGTCGACGTCGCTTATTTCACTTACGCATATCTGAGCGATGGAGCCAACGCACGTAATGAAGACAACGTTATCCGCAACAACGATGATGGAACACCGCACGACCCAATCGACCTGATAGCGCCCATCCATCGCGAGTTCTTTAATCTATGCGACCATGTTAACGACAACGAACGCAACGCACGCCTAGCCATCGCAGCAGCGCGTGGCCACTCAAAGTCCGGCATGTTCTCGAATGCCTTTCCGTTGCATCAGGTCGTGTTCAGGCGGCGCAAGTACGTGCTTATCATATCGGAGACCGACTCGCTATCTAAGAAGCTGATCGGCTGGGTCAATAAGCAACTCAAGTTTAACGAATTGTTGCGGGAGGATTTCGGAGTCCTGCTCCATGAACGCAATCAGCAGAACGAAAAAGACAACGAGGAAGCTTTTATCACGTTGTCTAATACGTTAATCGAGGCGTCATCGTCCGGTAAGCAATTACGTGGTAAGAGACACGGAGCAGTGCGACCCGACCTCGTAATTATTGACGACCCTTCTTCGATGAACAACGAAGGAACAAAGGAAGCGCGGGAAAAACTCGTACATTGGTTTAATAGTGTCGTTGTCCCAATCGGAAGCAAAGCTACTGCTATCGTTTTAGTTGGTACGATGGTCAGCGCGACCGGTCTATTGAATCACGTGCTCAAGCGGAAGGATTTCAAGTCATCGTTTCATGGCGCGGTCATCCACGAGCCGGCCAATCCGAAATTATGGGACGAATATTGCGAAGTGTATGCGCGGTCAGAATCAATGGAAGAAGTCGACGCGTTTTATGAGGCTAATCGCGAAGCACTAGAGGCCGGCATTGAACTGGCGTGGCCTTGGCGATGGTCATATCGAGCTCTGATGCACGAAAAGGTCAACATGGGCACGCGGGCTTACAATTCGGAGTATCGAAACCTCGCCTTTTCGGAAGACGAACAGTTCTTCTTTCCGGAAAACTATGCGAAGTATCATTATTACTACGAAAATGGCGCGTCCTACGTTATGTACGAAGAAATGAAGATACCTATGCGCGACCTATTTATTGTTGGCGCCTGGGATATCGCAATGGGCAAGAACAAGCGGTCAGATTATAACGCAATTATCATCGTTGGCAAGCATATGCCGAGCGGATTAATCTTCGTGCTTGACGAATATGCAACGAAAGAGCAACCACATACGCTTATTGACGTTTGTATTGAGAAAATCAAGAAGTTTAACGTTAAGATTTTTAGCGTTGAGACGATTAACGCTTATCACGAATTCTACCGTCAGCTTCAAGAGAAAGCGCGGGTCGAAGGCGTTTATAAATGTCGGATTAACGACGTAAAGGGCCACGGCTCATCAAAGGAACAACGGATAGAGTCGCTCGAACCTATTCTGCACAATAAAACGCTCATACTTAACGATAGACACACGATGCTAACCGACCAAATGGCGCAATATCCTTTCGCAGATCACGATGATCTTTTGGATAGCTGCCAGCAAGCGGTCAACAGCATCTTTAAACCGAAATCAAGAGTCGCAAAGAAGCCGACTTGGCTCTGATGCAGAAGGAGCAATGAAATGATAAGGGATTACAAAAAAGACGCAATAGAAGCCTTAAGGGAAACGTTTAATAGACATCAAGCGCAGGAAGAGAGAAATAAGTTTTTACGCAAGATTTTAAAACAACGGAGGTGAACGAAATGTCAAAACGATTAAAGGCGTTAGAAGCGAAATTGGACGCAAGAAAACGAAAAGCAGCATACTTACTTGTCGAAAATGAACTACGTGATACGGGCGAAAAGAGAACGCAAGAAGATATCGCGGAAGAAATCGGCGTTACTTATAAATGTCTCTGGGAATGGAAAACGAAGGATCAGGTATTTATCGAATATAAGAACGCCCTAGCGGACGACTTCTTATCGGAGAAGCGCGCTTATGTTTACGGTCAGTTAATGAAACTTATCGGCGGAAGTCAGCCGAGTGTGAAGGCCCTGGATCTTTATCTACGTCGATTCGGCTTGTTAACGGAAAAGCAAGTCATTTCTACGGAAGACAACGGCGGTTCACGTACTAACGACGATTTAGCGAGCGAGCTTGCGGAATTAGACGACTTATTAAAAGACGAATAGACGGAAGGAGGTGCGAGCCTTGCTGTTTTTTGATAGTAAAACGGAAGTAGATAAGTTAAACGAAAATCAGACGGTTTACCAATACAACTCGTTTCAGCCTGGCGAGGAGTTTCCACCTCTTGCCGACCGTGAGCGTATTTCGAAATATAAGCGTCTGAAGAAGTTGTTCCAAGGAAAGCAATTCGAAGTATACGAGCGGGCATCGAAGCTACTAAAAGATACGCCACATGCGGCGCAGCTCGAACAGTTATACATTGCGGTCAATATCGCGGACATCCTCGTAACTAAGCCAGCGGACTTGCTTGTCGGAGAGCCACCGAGTTTCGAATCGGGCTTGCCGGA